ACTAATTCGTCTTTACGAACGAATGCAGTAGTATCTACTTTATCACCAGCAGGCGTATCTTCTAAAGCTTGAACACGAGCTTCTACTTTAGCAGTACGTTCTACTAATTCTGTTGGGTCAAAGATTGTATCTTTATCTTCTTTAGCTTCTAACGTTTCAATACGTTTAACTAAAGCAGAATCATCATAAACAGTATCTTTGTCCTCTTTTGAACCAAGCTTATCAACTTTGGTTTTTAAGCTATCAACTTCTTTTTTCAATTCAGTATCTGTTTCTGGAAGTTTAGGTAAAGTAGTACCTCCAAAAGTATCATCTACTACATTGAAACTAGCTTTTAAAAATGTACAGTCATCAAAAGTAACGATAACGTAGTCACCTGATTTCGCAATACTTTTAATCTTGCGTAAAGAGCAACGGTTACCTGTTTCTTCTGGTTTAGTACATCCACAACTTGATTGAGTATACGCCATAATTATTCCTCAATGATTACATCTAAATAGGTTGAACGGATACTGTCAGATGGGGTAGCATCTGCAGAAACGGATAAACTATTTGCTGTAATTTCTACAAGACCCGATGAGTAGAATTTTGTTAGCTTACCAAAATCAAGAGCTGCAGTAGCTGCAGTGCCTTTCTTAACAGTAACAACTTGTTTTTTAACATATCCACCGAAGATAACGGATAAATCTGTTAGACCAGTGCCTACGATGTTGGATTTAGCTACACTGTTACCTTTGCTCTTAGGCGTTTTAACTTCTGTTAATGTTCCGCCATTCAAATTAGTAAGAGTGATACTCTCTAAATCCGGGTCGGTTTCACTAAAGAGTAGATATGCTTGCCAATAACAGTTAGCTCCGCGCGGTCTAATCAATAACGCTAACTCTGTAATATCCTCAGTCACAGTAATTTCATTTCCGGAAACACTGACTGAGTCTGTGGTTCTTACATGAGTGGCGTCAGGATTTAATTGCAAATACGAAGTTGTTGCTGTGCCAATGTCACCGGCAATGGATGTATAAAAAGAGCCGCTGTCAGTACCAAGCCCTGTAGCACTTCTGCCTACCTTTTCACCACGGCTTATAACAGTAACTTCAGCATCGCAAGTTAATACCAATCCTTGTAAACTCTTACGAGTTTTAAATACATTACTGTACTCAGTTCTAGGGATGTCACGATACTCTACAGGGATAGAAAAAGACCCTGTGTTATTATTAAGTATACCAGCCACTTGTACAAGTGTCACATCTGATGCTTTCTCTTTAATGGTAATAGCTGGACAGTTCTCACCCGTAACAGCTTTAGACGCTGTGTCAGAACGCAAGATAATAGTAGCATTGTTATTGCCTAAGTCTTTATCTAACGCAGAGTTAGGATTTACAGCTGCGGTGAACTGGAACGTACCTTTTACTTTAGGAACTACAGTGTATTTAACTTTAACAGTGCCGCCTTTTTTAAGCCCATGAATGTTATAAGTTAAATTATCGACTTGTTCAACTTCATCTGCTTCAGATTTAGTAAAGCTTACATCTTTAATCTCGTAATCTTCAGTATTTGCTGGACCTACGATATTTAAATTTGTTAATTCGTTCTTACCTTCACCAGTATTAGATACAGTTACAACCACTCGATAATTATCATTTACAAATCCATTGGTTTGGTCTGTAGTAATTCCAACACCGATTTCTTGGAAGATAGAATCTAATGCTGCTAAACGTACACATGCACCGTCTTGTTTTGCAATAATGGTAGTACCTTTTTTCCATGCTACTTCAGGAAGAGCATCGAATGCAGTACAGAAATCACCTGTGTTACCGGATTCACCTGAATCACCTTTTGGTCCTTTTAATGAATTTAGGAAATCTGCTTCAGTCCCTGTATTACCATTATCTAACCAAGATTGATAAGCAGACTTACCTACACTACCAGCAGGACCAACAGGACCACGGATACCCATATCACCACGTTCACCTTTCGGACCTTCAACACCTTGAGGACCTTGAGGACCTACTTCACCTTGTAAACCTTGTGGACCAATAGGACCTTGTTCACCGGTATCACCTTTGTCGCCTTTATCACCTTTATCCCCTTTAGGACCTTCAGCACCATCTCTACCGATAATACCATCAGCACCTTTAAGAGATTTAATGAAATCAGCTTCTGTACCTTTGTTACCTAAGTCTAGCCATTGTTGATAAGCAGATTTACCATCTACACCGTCACGACCATCACGTACTTGAGGTAAACAACCATTAATATTTAGATTAACTGTTTTCATCAGCTACCTCTTTTGCAACTTTAACATCTACACCTAAGAATGGAGCTTCTTCACCACAACTGTTAATTTTAACTAAGTCTGTTAGTTTCACAAACAGTTTTGATTGAGCATCTAGTTTATCTGATAAACCTTTAACTGCATCATCTAAATCGTCAATACGTTTAGATAATTTAGCCATGATGCTAAGAGGTTTTGGAGCATCCAAACCATGAGTTAGCTCAAGCGGTACTGTCATATAAGTACCATCACTGAATGTTACTAAAGCTTCATTACCTACTTTAGAAATAGATTCAATATCTACAGTAGGGCAGCAATGAGATTTAGAATTAAGTTCTTCTAACTTATCTTTTGCTGCTTGAGCTTCAGCCTGAGCTTTTTTAAGCTCTTCTTCAGTAGCTTCTAAACGTTTTTTACATTCTTCCACTTCTTTCTTTTCCTGCTTACGGTTTTCGTAAACAGTTTCAGTTTTGCAAGGAACACAACAAGACATAAGTTCTCCTTACTTTTGTTTAATTTGACGTACAACTAATCCAACTAAACCAAGACCAGTAACAAACCAATGTTTCCACTGTTCAGGTAGTAAATCAGCTACCGCTTGCACATTCGCATCAAGGATAGGGGTAACAACAACACCTGCTAATACCCAGTTAGACCAAGAACGAATTGCATCTTTAAATTTAAAAAATTGCATAATTACCTTCTAATAATTTTACAAAATACTCGTAGCGTTTCTTCCAATTAGATTGTTTATAAGATAGTTGCTGTCCATCAAATTCTTTAGAGGTATTCTCTTTAATTCTTTGAACTAGTCTATCCTTATCTACTAAGAAGTTCATATCAGGTTTTTCACCATACACAGGGAATGAATAATTGGTCCATTCCCATGCTAAAGGATTACTTACTGTAAGAGCATTTCTTACGTTGTTATAACCCCAAAAATGTATATTAAGCTTACCTTCTTTGATACTTTCAAATAAGTCAGCATCACTATGAACTATCGCTACAAAATCCCAATCTGAGTTTTCTGTCTCAGTATTCCAATACCTAGAACCAACAAGTCCTACATACACTACATTATATGACTTTAAATAGTCTTTTAATTCTTTAAGAATTGTTAGATTTATTTGGGTCATTTGAAGTATGGTCCCTAGAGTCTGAATTATTACGTTCATGCTCAATACGTTGTCCTAAATTTTCTACACATACTTGAGCACCATTTACATACCATCGTTTAAAAGTAGTAATTTTACGTGTAGTACCGTGAGACCAGTTATATGTTTTCACTGCTTCATATGTATCTGAAGTAATGTTTTTAGTGTTTCGCATTTCACCAGTTTCAATACCATTAACCTTTTTAACTTCATAAGTTACTTCTGCACATGGAATATCATAGCGTTTAGTAACCCATTCGATTCTATCAGGTTCACGTGCAGGTGTAGGTGGTACTGGAGCAGGTGGTGGAGGTGGTGGTACTACTTTTTTCTTAGTACCTTTAAACACTCCCACTAAGTAACTACATCCACAATTTACATTGCATTGCATATAACCCCCTATGCAGGAACAGTATCACCAAAGACACGTACTACACCGCCAAGTTCGTACAATACTGTAACTGCAGCATCAGCACCAGCAAGTTGATAACTACCATTACGAGGTTTAACAAATGCATTATTACCGCCGTTAGCGAGGGTAACGGAGCCAGCACCATGCGATTGAATAATAGTAAACATTCTACCTACTGGAATATTATTCGGGAAAGTAATAGTAATAGGCGAAGTATTTGTAGTAATAATAGTATTATCAGTATCTACAACGGTATAGTTTGTATCTACATTTTTGCATGGGATTTTACAAGTTTCATTGTTCTTGGCTTCTAACGCTTGTACTTTAGCTTTTAACGCATTGATTTCAGAATCTTGAGCAGTATTTGATGCACCAAGAGCGTTGATTTGCTCTTGCATTTTCTTAATCATTTCGTTAGTAACAGCACCGGCATTATCAATTTTTTGCCATTTATACCATGCATTAGGGTTTTTCAATGTACCATCTGGATTAACACCAGAATCATTAGAAATTACCCACATTGCTTCGCCTTCAGCTACCCAAATATTAAGTTCATTACCAGAAGCAATGTAATAACCGTTGAAATCATACTGTTGATTAGCTGCATAACTTTCCCATGTATTTGCCATCGGTAATTCATGCTCAGTACCTGCAACATTTGTAGGCAATCCCAATGAACCAGTACGATTGATAGTATCTACATGACCCGTGAATGTATGGAAACCTAGTTTGTATTTAACATCACTAAGTGAAGTATTACCTAAGTTTTGTGGAGCTACTGCATTTAATGCAAGTCTACCATTAGCATCTACTACAAAGTCTTCTGTTAAATTTAAACCTAATGGGGAATCTTTCTTACCATTACCATTGATAGGACCTTTAACATGTACACGTGCACCATTAGCTTCTAACTCACTAAGTTTAGAGTCAGTATAACCGTTTGCTGCAGCGAGTTGGTCACGAGTATAGCGTGGGTCAATTTCTACTCTACCTGAAGTAGGATTTACTCGAAGAGTTTCACCATCTACTAAATCACTTGGCTTAACAGAAATATTTCCATTACGGTCTACTTGTAAACCTGAACCATCTTTTACTAAGTCAGCAAGGTCTACTTCCCAGTTACCTGAAGCAGTATTAAAGATAAAACCTTTTTGTTGGTCTAAATCTTTCTCTGCTACAAATTTAGGTAATGCAATTTTAGAACCATCAGCATTAGTGATAGATAATGAGCCATCATCATTTTGTTTAATATGACCAAACTTAGTCATAGGGATAGTAACTTTAGAACCATCGGATAAATCTAAACGAAGTTCTAATGCACCAGTTTCTGCATTTGGTAATACAGCAAAACCTTCAACACCTTTAAGGTCATCAATCGCTTTTTGTAATGCTTTGTCTTTTGCTTCAAGTTCAGCGATTTTTAAATCGTATTCACATGAAGTAATAAACTTACACCAACCAGCTTCTTTTGAAGGATATACTGGATTTTCACATTCTACTTTACAACCACATGGGTCACATGGATTAGCTTCTTTTTTATGGAGAGATGCTTCGATAGCTTTTGTTGCTACCCATACTACACCATCTTTTTGAACCACTGCACCAGCTTCATAGTTTTCATAAGCACTGAATTCTGGAATACCTTTTTGGAATAAGTATTTTAATAAAGTACCTTGATAGAAGAATACAGTATTCAAGTCTTTGAGTTGTAAATCACCTTCAAGTGATTCCAAACCATATTCAAAGTTTTTGTTTGCAATATCTTCAAAAGATTCTTTAGCAACTACTACATTAGTACCAAATCTAACTGGTAAGTAATCACCTTGCATTGCATTTTTACCAAATACTTTGATGATATCAGGACGTTTAATTTGCATATTTAATTACCTGTTTATGAGTACTTGAAATATTTGATGGACGTTGGTTTGTAGCTTTTACGATTAAACGAGTAGAAAGCGTTCTCGGAACAGTCTCTGCTACAGGTTCTGATACTACAACCATCTTCGCATCCACATCTTTGTGTTGTTCTGCACGGTGTGCAACAACTACGAGTGGGCTGGCAACTGAGGACGTATACGACTTTTCTGATACGGTTGCACCCACAACTTCTTTGTGTTGGTCTACAGCACATCTTGAAACTCCAAGAGGATTTAGTGTGTTGCTACTATCTACAACTACTGGATAACTCATTAAGCTACCTGCAGAAGCTGCATCATGGATAAAATCACCTACAGTTCCTTTCATACCTAAATGGAAACCACTTACACTAAACTCAGGGAAACGGTTTTGTTTTAACGCTTCTACCCATGCCTGTTTAACAGGACCAATCGGTAAACGTTCTACCATTCTTGATAGAGCTTGATGTAATTCTGGATAACCGGCTAAAGAACTATACATGCTCCATTCTACCCAACCATCTGGAATAGATTCGGTTGAAAGAATATGAACCAATGAACCAATAGGTAATTCTTTGTTAATGTTTGAACCAGTACCAAATCTATTTGAACCAAGAACTTTATATAACTCTGGGTAAATAACAGGACTGAATTCAGCACCTTCTACAAAGTCCATATAACCATCTAATTTAGTAGTTACTGGAACAGTAAGAATTGTACCTACAGGATTAGTATCTTTAGGTTTACCATTAGGATAATCATTGTGGTGTGATGCATTTGGTTCAATTACAAATCTTCCCCAGTGAGAAGTTTGTGAAATATGTTTTACATTATTGTCAGTAAGAGATACATACAATGCACCTTCATACGTCACAATAGAACCTTTAGAATAAGCAACATTCAATGAAAACTCTGGTACACCTCTGTGGAACAAATAACTCATGTTACTTGTTACAAAGTTTAATGCACCGTTAAATAATTCAGGGGTAACTTTTTCTGCACCTGTTTCATACGCAACTTTGTCTGACAAAGCAAAAGCTTGCTGAGATTCAGAAGGAAGATACTCACCTTTTACGTTGGTTCTTTTACCTAATTTTGCTAATTTAGCAAAGATAGGGAATTCACCTAAAATACGATTTAACATTAGGCAGCTCCTTCTTTAAGCAAACGTTCTTGATTAGACTTCATCACGTTAAGAACATTATTTGCAGGAAGTTTATAATTCAAACGTTGTCTATTAACGTCTTCGTTATTACCCCATTTTTCAGATTCTTTAATCTGTTTAAGTGCCTTAGCACTAGCTTCTTCTGAACCAAGGAATAAAGCATTAGTCACTGCATCACTTGCTTTAAGATGCTCTAACAAGAGTTTATTTTCATCTTGTACTTTAACAGCATCTTTTAACACACGCATACCATGTTCAAATTCTGCATGTTGTCTTTGCATTGACTCGCTATATTCAACAATATCATTTTTGTATCTTGTGTAGTCTTCACACAAACTAGCTTTGTATTCTTCAATCAAACGGGTTAAACCACATTCATATTGAATATACATATCTTCTAGTTGTTTAACATTGCAGTTAATCATCGCCATTGCATCTTTGAAAGATACTTCATGATGACGAATCTTTTCTTCAATGTCGTCTAATTGACACACAAAATCTTCAATACGTGGGGCTAATTCAGAGATTACCGGCAAGTTACTTTGAATAGAAACAATAGAGTTCAACGCTTCAGATACTCTCACAATATCACCAAGATATTTGCTGAGACCTTCTAACTTGTACATCTCTCTGCCCACTGTATCAACAGTACGGAGATTCTCTGCGATAAACTTTAAAGTTCCTAAATGGAAATACACTTGCTGAACCGTAGAAAAAGCATCAGGCGTAAATTGATGTGATACTAATTGATTTGGTTCGTTAAGATTGTGCATAGGCGGATGTCTATGAAACATTATAACCACCCTCTTAACTTTGGTCTGATATTAGTACCTACTGTTGTTACTGTACCAATACCTTGTAATTTAAGCTCTTCTGTAAGTGTTTTAAACTTAGCAAATAGAGCATTGCTTTCCTGTAAATGCTCACCACCCATATTCTGCAACACCAAGCAAGCAACATAAGTTTGTAGAGCAGTCCTGTATGAAGATGGAATGGATATAGGATACTCACTACTCATTGGTTCTGTTAGTGGAATTTCTGGATGTTTTGCCTGATACTTAATCACTAAGTAATTTTCTGGAGTTCTGCCATTGACTTGAACACAGTTGTATTCTGGAGTGTGGATACTGAACGAACCATAATCATCATTGATAGCGTATTCTCTACCTTGTGTAGAGTGTACCGACAAAATATGAAGGACATCATTCTGGAAAGGTTTCTCTATAGTATCCATAATGTAACCACCATTTCTAATTGAATAGTAGTCATCAAGGTAATACCGAGTAGTTCCATCCCTTAACTGAATTATCACTTCATTTTGCTTTAGAGGAAAATTTGAATAGAAGTATTCAAGCCCTTGATTTAAAGCTTGAATAACTTGCGGCACTCTATCAGGATTTAATTCCCAAGCACCGATTGGAACAAGAGGTGAACTTTGTAATTCACCTAATGCAATAGATTGTAAGAAATCTTTTAACTTCACCATAAAACTTATACCAAATAATCATTTATTCTTAAATCACTACCTGTATTGGTTTCATTGAAGAATGGGTCGATATCGTCCATTTCTTGTGAAGTTCCTTTACCAAGATTAGCTTGTTGCTCTGATGGATATACAATAACCATCTGGTCTAACTGTGATACCATATCAATAGCATCATCATGTACAGATTTAATACCATCAATAGTTACAGTAGACAATTCTTCGAGCAGTTCTTGTATTAAGATACTATCTTTCATTTCTTCTGGCAAGAAAAATTTACCTTGTTTAAATACAGGTTCAGTTAGTCTAAATCTATCCATCTTATTGGTTCTAACTGCAATACCTTCTTTCGTACTTTCTCTTCCTTTAGCGATTGTAAACCAAACGTTACGTCTCAACATCTCATCTTTAATCAAAGGAACAAAACCACCTTGCTGACCAGTAACCTCAATACCTACTGACATTGGATTATACTTTGTTACAAACTCAAATATCTTATTGAACGTATCATTCATTAAGAATCTTCCTAATGCACCATCTACCAAATATCTATTCTGTTTGTGGTCTACTGCCCATAC